AGGGGGTCCCGGAGGCGCTCGACTAGGATGTCTCGGGGGCGTGGCGAGCCCGGAGCCCGATTGAAATCCGGAAGACCCATGAGCCGCCGCGCTGAGTCTTTGTGGGGGTGGTGAGCCCGTGCGCCGCGTGAAATCCGCGGTTCCATTTAGCCACCACCCAAGGAATTCGGACTACGGCGAGCCCGTCTGCACGCTGAAATCCGCTGGCCCAGTTAGCCGCCGTAGAGGGAGAGCAAAGTATGTGATCTTGTAGAGTTAGTCCGACGAGCGCGAGCCCGGAGAGTGTTTGAAATCCGGCCGACGACTAAGCCGCGCTCGTCAGCCTAACGGCTAACACCTGAGGGGGTGAGCCCGAAAAACGGGTGAAATCCGTTCCCTCCTTGAGCCACCCTCTCGGGCTCCACCCCCTTCCTCCTTCCATTTTTCTCTCGTACCGATCTGCCGTATCGTAGGAGTCGATGAGGCAGATTGTCACGTCCGAGCACGTGCGTTCCGCGGGCCAGGCGCTGGAGCCAGGCGCCCTGCTGGTCAAGGCGTTCGAGACCGAGGTCAAGGCCGCGGACGGGGACCGCCGCTGGCGGTTCACCATCACGACCGGCAACCCCGACCGCGAGCGCGACGTCATCGCGCCCGACGGCTGGCAGCTCGAAGGCTTCATGCGGAACCCAACGGTGCTATGGGCACACGACTACACGATGCCTCCCATCGGGGTGGCGCGCACCATGGAGCGGGTCGAGAACGCGCTGGTCAGCGTGGCCGAGCTCGTGGACCCCGCCGCCTACCCGCTCGCCGGCACGATCGCGGCCCTCCTGAAGCTGGGGGCTCTCCGCGCCACGTCCGTGGGGTTCCGGCCCCTCACCTGGAACTACAACGAGGAGCGCAAGGGGGTCGACTACCTGACGCAGGAGCTGCTCGAGTACTCGATCGTCCCGGTCCCCGCGAACGCCGAGTGCCTGGTCGAGGCGCGGGCCGCGGGCCTCGACGTCGAGCCCCTGCGCGAGTGGGCCGCCAAGGCTCTGGAGCGCTTCGCGGCGCCCGAGCCCGCGCTCCTCGACGTTTCGGCGGTCCGGTACGTCCGGGCCGTCCTGGACGCCGCGGGACGCCCGACGAACGTCTTCTACTCCGCGCCGGCGCCGGCCGGCGACCCAGCGAGTGGGCAGAGTGCCGAGACGGCCGCCCCTCCCGCGGACCCGCCGGCCGAGGCCACCGCCAAGGCCAAGCAGCCCGAGCACGACCCCGAGGACTGCGACGAGGGCGGGTGCCCGATGCGCGGGACCGACGGTGAAGTCGCGGATTGCACGCACAGCGGGTGCCCGATGCAGAAGCGGGCCCGAGGCACCCAGAAGGGCGCGGTCCCGAAGGGGTACGCCGGGTACGAGACGGTTGCCCACACGCAGCCCGCGAAGGGCACGACCTCGCCCGAGCACGTCCACGACTACGCGCTGTGGGTCTACACGACCTCGGCGGGCGTCACGACGTTCGACGGGGGCCGCGCGTTCGACGTCGCGGACCACGGGCACCGGATCACCGAGGCGAGCCTCTCGCGCGGCGAGACCGAGCCGAGCGACGGGCACGCGCACCGCCTGATGGCGGTCTCGGCGGCCCTGGTCGGCGAGGTCATCCAGATCCCGGCCGCCGCGGAGCCGGGCGCCCAGAAGGGCGTCTCGCCCCCGAGCCCCGCCGACTACGGGGTGGCGGAGGAGGGCGCGGCCTGGAGCGCCCCGACGCTTGAGGACTTCACCCGCAAGCAGTGGGAGAACCTCGACGAGGCGGACCGCCGCCGGGTCGCGCGGCACTTCGCGTGGAGCCGGACGATGCCGCCCGAGTTGTTCGGCGACCTGAAGCTCCCGCACCACCGCGCCGGCGACGGGGACGTCGTGTGGTCGGCGTGCCGCGCCGCGATGGGCGCCCTGATGGGGGCGCGCGGCGGGGTCGAGATCCCGGAGGAGGACCGCCCGCGGGTCTACCGGCACCTCGCGGCTCACTACCGGGAGTTCGACAGGGAGCCGCCCGAGATGCGCGCCTACGCGCCCGAGGAGCTGGCGGCGCTGTGGCCTGCGCCCAGGACCGCGAAGGTCGGGGCGATTGGCGAGGTGGAGCTGGACTGGCTGCTGAGCGACGCCGAGCGGGAGTTCGATCTCGAGGCGCTGCTGGTGGGCGGCGCGGCGGACGCCGAGCTGACGACCGAGGAGATCGCGCAGGCGCTCCGGGAGGCGCTTCCGGCGCTCGTCGAGCGGGCGGTCGGCGGGGCGATCAGCAGGGCGCGCGGCAGGCTGGACTAGAGAGACCAAAGAGAGAAGGCGGAGGAGCCCGAACATGACCAAGGAGCAGAAGGACCTACTGGTCGCGACCATCAAGGACATTTGCGGCCCGATCGTCGCGGAGACCGTCGAGGCGGCGGTCAAGCTGCAGGTGGACCCGATCCGCGCGCAGCAGACCGACCTCGTGAGCCGCCTCGCGGGGGCCGGGCAGCGGGAGCCGGCGCGCGAGCGGCCGTTCGAGGAAAAGGGCCTGGACTTCGCCACCTGCGTGCGCGCCACCGCGGCCTCCAAGATGCGGGGCGCGGGCGTGGACGGCGCGATCGGGATCCTCAAGATGTGGGGCCGCCCCGACCTCGCCGAGAAGTGGAGCGAGGCCAGGGAGAAGGCGCTGGCGGCGGGTGATGCCACGGCAGGCGGCTTCCTGGTGCCGACGCAGTTCAGCCAGGAGGTCATCGAGTTCCTGCGGGCGCGCGCCGTCATCCGGCGGCTGAACGCCCGGACGATCCCGCTCCCGACCGGCACGCTCAAGATCCCGAAGCTGAGCGGCGGGGCGACGGCCTACTACGTCGGGGAGAACACGAACGCCACGAAGAGCGAGCCCAGCACGGGCCAGCTCACGCTGACGTTCAAGAAGCTGGTCACGCTGGTCCCGATGTCGAACGACCTGCTCCGGTACTCGAGCCCCGGCGCCGACGCGATGGTGCGGGACGACGTCGTGAACGCCATGCGGGTCCGCGAGGACGCGGCCTTCATCCGGGACGACGGCACACAGTCGACGCCGCGCGGCCTCCGGTACTGGGCGCACGCCGACAACATCTTGTCGGCGAACGGCACCGCGTCGGTGGCGAACACGTTCTCGGACATCGGGAACCTGATCCTCAAGCTCCTGGAGGCCAACATCCCGATGATCGCGCCCGGCTGGGTCTGGGCGCCGCGCACCGAGATGTACCTCCGGACGCTCCAGAACACCAACGGCTTCTCGGTCTTCCGCGACGAGATGGCGACGGGCCGGTTCTTCGGCTTCCCGTTCGCCGCGACGACCGGCGTCCCGGTCAACGTCGGGACCAGCAGCAACAAGTCGGAGATCTACCTGGTGGACTTCGCCCAGGTGGTGATCGGGGAGGCCATGAACCTGATCGTGGACGCCTCGCAGGAGGCGGCCTACCACGACGGCTCGAGCGTCATCGCCGCGTACTCGCAGGACCAGACGGTCGTGCGGGCGATCGCGGAGCACGACCTCGGGCTGCGGCACGACAAGGCGGTCGCGGTCCTGACGCAGGTCGCGTGGCAGCCGGGCAGCGTGTAAGAGACCTGAGCTGAGATGAGCGAGCGAAACGCCCGGGGCGGGGACGCCCCGGGCACGAACACGGAGCGGAGGGGGAGCAGATGATCACTCGAGACGTCAGCCAGCTCATGGTCGTGCCGGCCCTGGCGCACAACGTCAGGTTCAACAGCTGCACGGTGACGGGCTTCACGTGCTACACGGACGGCGCCACCAGCGCGATCGGGAGCTCGGAGTTCTTCCCTGGCTTCGTGATCGACCGCCTGGGGCTGCCGAAGCAGTTCAACTCCCTGTTGGTAGCGCCCGTCATCTACGGGCACCACGGCAGCACGGGCGCGGGCGCGGGCGACATCCTGGTCGGCACCCTGAGCGCGGGCATCATGCACGCCAGCGCGTCGGGCGGGACGTTCGCCGCCTACTCGACCGGCGATTGGCTGGTCGGTCAGGGGCTGTGGCGCCAGACCACCGCCACCAGCACGGCCAACACCATGCACTCGGTCATCCAGCAAGATGTGGGTCTCACGACCGAGATCGGGCTCGGGGGCCTGACCAGCACCACGACCTCGACGGCCTCGGGCCAGAGCGCGGTCGCGGGCACCAGCTCGACGGGCATCGTCCTGTACGCGGGCCCCGGGCCGGTCTTCGACCTCACGGGTGCCAAGCGGTTCATCAAGGTCGCGATCCGCACGCAGTTCGAGACCACGGGGTGCGCTGGCGGCGGCTTCCACATGTCGGCGGCCGCGATCTTCGGCGAGCCCGGCGAGGCGCAGCCCGGCCTGCCGAGCAAGCGCATCCTGGTCACGACCGGCTGCGCGACGTAGCATGTCCGACTCAGTGAGGGCGAGCGGGTTCCCGAGAGGGGGCCCGCTCGTCGGCATATCGAAGCCGCCAGGCCCGAGGGCGGCGTGACGGAGGTCGTCCTCCTGCGGCGCCTGACGGACCCGCAGTCCGGGGCCCTCTGGCACCCGGGCGAGACGGCGTCGTTCGAGGACTGGATGGCGCGGGCACTCGTCGAGCGCGGGGTGGCGAAGATGCCGCCCCTCGTCGAGGGGCCACCCGCCCACAAGATGGTGACGGAGGCTCCGGCCAAGAAAGGCCGGCGCGGGCAGTGAACCCAGGAGACATCGAGGAGGCTCCGACCGTATGTCTTCGCAGATCTGCGGCGTCTACGCGATTGTCCACCGCGCGAGTGGGCGGGCGTACGTAGGGAGCTCCAGGGACGTCTTCCGGCGCTGGGGCGCCCACGCGGGCGACCTCTCGGCCGGGAGGCACCACGCAACGGCATTGCAGGAGGCGTGGCGCGCCGAGGGGCCTGAGGCCTTCGTCTTCGTCGTCCTGGAGTGCTGCCACCTCGAGGACCTCCCGATCCGCGAGCAGGTGTGGCTCGACTCGTTCGAGTCGGTGCTGAATTCTTCGAAATCGGCGCGGTGTCCGATGTTCGATCCGGCAGTCGCAGCGCGTGTGAGCGCTGCAAAGAAGGGTATGCCGCTCAGCGCGGAGCACCGAGCCTCACTGAGCGCTGCCCTGAAAGGGAAGTCCTCCCCTCTGGCGGGGCGCAGGTTTCCCGATCGAATCCAAGTCATCGGCCCAGAACAGCGGTTGAAGATTAGCAAAGCGTTGATCGGACATGCGATATCCGTAGAAGCTCGCGAGAAAATGCGCAGAGCGAAAAAGCACCTTAGCGCAGAGGCGAGAGAGAACATAGCAGCCGCGCAGCGGGGGCGCAAGAACCCAGCCGTGGCTGAGGCAAACCGACAGCGCCGCGGTATGCCGTTAAGCGAGAGGCAGAGGGCGCACTTGACCCGGCTCCACGAGTCACTTCGACGGAGGGTACAGACGATATGAGCAGCCACAAGACGTTCGCCGAGCAGGCGCCGGGCTCTACCGGCGCCGACAAGAACCACCCCGCGCGCGGTAAGCTGCGGGTCCTGGACAACGACCAGGCGATCGTCGAGGAGACGGCGCCGGACGGGTCGCAGCGTCAGAAGATCGCGATCTGCGGGTTCGCGGCCTCGAGCCGCAACCTTGCGCCGTTCGACGACCCCGGCTGGTCGATCTGGGCCCTGAATCAGCTCTACCGCCACATCCCGCGCGTGGACCGGCACTTCGACATCCACAAGAATTTCAGGGAAGACAACGTCCCCGGGACCGACCACGTCGGGTGGCTGACGGAGTTCGACGGTCCGATCTACATGTCCGAGCGGATCCAGGAGATCCCCGGCAGCGTACGGTATCCGCTCGAGCGGGTGATCGAGCGCGTGGCAGGCATCGACTACTTCACCTCGACGGTGGCCTTCATGGTGGCGCTCTCGATCTACGAGTTCGACCGGCAGGTCGACGCCGAGGTCGAGGAGTTGGGGCGCCGCGCGGCGGGCGGGCTCGACGGCGCGAGCGCGAGA